GCCAGGCGCCCGCGGGGTCGAAGTTGAAGTTGATTGACCAGCCGTTCCATCCGCCCAACTGGTATTCGGGGTCGGTGTGGATGGAAGAGAGGTTTAGGTATTCGAGGTGTTCGTTACCGGAGAGCTTTGCATGGCGCAACCAGTTTTTGACGGCGGTTACCACGTCTTGTATTTTTTGGTAATGTTCGAGTTCTTCGGTTGCGGTGAAGTTGCCGGGGTCGGTTTTTTCGAGGACGAAAAGCCAGACGATGTTGTTTTCGGCGAAGTTGTCTTCGTTGACAGTTTCGGGGTCGGCACTGGGGATGGTGGCCGCGAGCCAGATGCCGGGATTGTCGGCAAGGCGGCGGACGAGGTGTTTTTCGTTGGCGACGAGGACAAAGCCGGCTATAGTTGATTGGAAGTTTTCGAGGAGTTGGACGTTGACTTCTTGGAGGAGTTGGGAGAGGAGGGTGTTGAAATAGGTAATTTTTATCATTGTTTCTTTTTTTTGTTGGACAGATTGGACTAGTTGGACGGGTAGAGGGATTTTAGGTTGTCGGATTGTTTTTTCCAGTAAAGGAGGGCGGTTAGGATGTCGATGTAGTTGGTGCGGTCGACATGGGCGGGAGAGCCGAAGAGTTTGCTTTCGGCGATCATGAAAAGAAGGCCAATGAGGCCAAGGTCGTTTTCATCGAGGGATTCGTTTTCATCATCATCGGTATATTTTTTTGTTGTGAAAAGCGTTTCGAAACAAATGATTTTGTTGCCGATTTGGACATCGCCGGATTTGATGTATTTGTCGGCATTGAAAAACCAGAGCCAGATTGCGGATTTTTTCCACGAAGGCACATCGGCCAAAAGTGCGGCATAGTGCTGTGTGAGGTTTGGGTTGAATGGTTGGCGGTGGTTTCCGTCGAAATCGGGGGAAAGTTTGAGCTGTTCGATGTTGTTGTGAAGGGGGCGGTATAGGGTTGCGACAAAGGCGTCGAGGTCGGCAGGGGATTTTGAAATGCCATAAGCCTCGAATTTGTCCCAGGCGTGGCGGTATTCGCCAAAAGTGATGTCGAGCATTGCAGTTGCGGGTCCGTGAAAATCAATGCCATGAGAATGCAGCACGGGGAATCGGTTTTCGATTTCGGTGTAATCGAGCAAAACGAAAGAGCCGTCGGGGGTTGTTTCGGTGCGGAAAAGCCAATTGAGGGTTTCGGTGAGCTGCCAGATGTTGGCGTATTTGTCTTCGAGTTGCTGCTGGCTAAGATTTTTGTCTTTCCAGGAGTGAAGTCGGGTGCGCTTGATTCCGAGGAAAAAATAAAGCACCCGGAGGAGGAACTCGTTTTGGTCGAAAATGCCGTTGACCACGTTTTGCCAGTTTTTGATGATGAACTCGAATTGGGGGTTTGACAATTCGGACCAGGTGGAAGGGTATTGGGCGGTGTGGTTGTTTTCGGCGATTTCGATGGTTGTCATTTTTTTGTTTTTGAGTTGGACAAGTTGGACGATTTGGACTATTGGGCGGTTAGAGGGAGATGAATTTGTCGGTTGGGTCCATGGTTGGGAGCATGTTGGTGATGGATTGGTCGGATTCGTCGGTATTGATTGTGGACCAGTATTTTTTGAGTTCGTTGAGCAAGTTGAGGCCATCGGTGTGGAGGGATTTTGCAACGGCATTGACGATGTCGAGCGTGGCGGGGTAGCTTGCTTTTGCGGTGTGGCGTTCGGAGATGAAATTTTGGACAACGCCCTCGGGAATGAGTGAAAGCGAAAAACGTTTGACGGCGATTGCCATAGTGAGCAATGGGATAGGGGTGCAGATTGTTTCGATAAGTTCCTGGACATCTTCAAAGATTTCTTCGCCAGAAGCGATAAGTTCTTTGAGTTCTGTGAATTTTTCGGCACCGATTATGGGTTTGATGAATTTGCGCTCCACTTCGCGCATGATGGGTGCGATGCGGAGAAAGAAAACCGGGGAGCTGTCGATGGAGAACAGGTCGTTGAACGCCTCGTAGGTGGGGATGAACAGGGCGAGTGTTTTTTTGCGGGCGGTGGAATCTTTCCATTCTTCGAGGTCGGCGGCGTTGGCGTTCAGGAATTTGACAAGCCTATCGAACGCCTTTTGGTAATTGCGGAGGGCGGCGGCATCGTCGCGGTCGTACATCCACTCCCACGCCATTTTTTCGGATTCGGGGTCGATTTTCATTTTGCGGCCAGAATCTTCGTGGCTGATGTCGTTTCCCTGGTAGTGCCAGAGGGTTGCGAGGAAGGAGATAGGGAGCTGGATGTGTTGGACAAGTTGGTCGTTCAGGGCGGGGTCGGTGGCGGCCAAGTAGTCGGCGCTGAGATAGTGGTTTTCGGCACGTTGGAAGATTTCTTTCCCGATAAGTTCCTGCAGGTCTTCGGAAGCGAGCATGATTTTGACGCTGATTTTGTCGAAATCGTTGGATTTGTAGTAAGAACCGGTGAGGGTGCGGAGTTCGGTGTTGCCGTTGTTTGCTTTATTGAAAATCATTTTTTGCTTTTTTTGACGATTTGGACTTTTGGGACGGTTAGACGTTGGAGGTGGTGCGGTCCTGGGGGGAGACGTTTTCTTCTTTGAGGACGATTTTGTGGTAGAAGCCGAGCCGTTTGTTTTTTGCTGGCCACATGGCGGCGATGCACTGGTTGATGGCTTCGAGGATGACAGTTTCGGGGATAGTTGTATCGGAAGCCAGGTAGAGCTTGAGTGCGTAGAGCATTTCGGAGCCAGAGGCAGATTTTCCGCCCATCATCATGTTACTGAGGGCAGGATGGAGACCGATGCCAGAAGTTGTGGCTTCGGCGGCTTTGTCGGAAATGCGGATTTGTGCTTCGATGAAATCGCTGATTTTTTGGTCGATGGGCTCGATTTTCCACGAAGCCATGACGCCAGCCTCTTCGTCCCAGAAATCGACAGTTTCAATGAATTTTCCTGTGTTCTTTTTCCCGGCCAGCACAGAAGAAATTTTGCGGAAAGTTTCGCGTTTGACTTCCTCCAATTTTTCATCGATACCGGATTCGCTCATGCTCGGGAAACGTTTTTCGAGCTTGTCGCGTTTTTCGGCCCAATACCCGGCAGGGGAATGGATGTGGTTTGTGAGCACCAAGCCATTGTCGGAAAGGTATTTGAGAATATCTGGCACGTCGGTAGAGCGGGCAATCCAGTTGCGGCTGCCCCAAAATCCGGGAATAGAATAGAAATTGTGTGCGAACGAATAGCTGTTGTGGTAGCTCATGCTGGCTTTGTGTTGGAAGGGGAAATATTTGTCCCACACGGGCCAGGTGCGAATGCCGGTGCGGCGGCAGTCGTGTTCGAAGTCGCCTGTGTAAAAGTATGGCACATCTTCGAGGCGGCGGGTGTCAGTCCAAGCCATTCGGGCATCGGTGCCTGGGCAAACTTCGAGGACGAACTGCGGGGCTTCGCCCAGGCGCGCGCCACGGCGGAGGAAGCGTTTCACGAACACGCCCTTGAGGTATTTGTATTCGACGGTGGCCATGTCGATGAAACGGCGGTAGTTCCAGGAGTTGAGCCAGTCCCAGATTTCTTTGTCGTAGGTCCATTTGCGTGTGACTTCGCCATCTTCGAGGAGTTCGGTAAACAATTGTGGGCCTTGGCCGTGGAGCAAACCTATTTCGCGTTCGAGGATGCCGGGGGCGAGGTGGTTGTTTTCCATCATGTCGCGCACCACCACTGGCAGGCGGTTGTTTGCGCCGTAAGGCACTATTTGTTTTCCGCCCACGATGTCGGGGTCGGCTTCCCACTGGATGCCTTTGTCGGAGAGAACGATTGTGTCCCAGAGGTCGGAAGTGTTGTTGACGCCCATTGAGTAGGAGAAAACACCGACATCGGGGATATTCATGACGACAGAATCGCCTATTTGTTTTGTGACAGAAGCCCCCTCTGTCTTCGACATCTCCCCCAAAAGGGGAGAACTTTCCTTACTTGATTTCATATTAATTCGACTTTTTGACCGTTAAACAACATTACTAAAGGCTGGTAGAACTGGCGGGGTTCGCCTGTATCGAGGTTTGTGTATGCTTCCATGATTTCGCGGTTGCTGTTTTGCTCGGTGGTTGGGCGTGACCGCAACCGGGCGCGGGCGACATCGACAATGCCGTCGGATTTTCCGGTAGTTTCGCTGAAGCTCATGAATGAGAACGAGAACTCGCGGCCTTGGGCGGATTCGTCGCGCATTTTTTCGATAGCTGTGTATAAGTTCATATAGCGAATATAGGGGGCGGGGAGTGGAGGGGAAAGGACAAAGGGGAATTGGGAAGTAAAAAGTAAAAAGTAAAAAGTAAAAAGTAAAAAGTGGAAAGTGGAAAGTGGAAAGTTGGACGGTGGGGACTGTTGGACGATTTGGGGGAGAAAGAAAGCAGCCCGGGGTGTGGGCTGCTTTGGGTTACTGTTTTGAAAGCGACATTGCGATGAATTGTTTTTCGGAGATTCGGCCTTCGGCGGCGAACTGGTGGGCGGCGTAGGCGTTCCATGGTATTTTGCTGCCCGATGGCATGACGATGTGGGTTGGCTGGATGCCCGTGTTTTGTTGGAGTTCGAAAACGAGCATGATCGCGTGTTCTGTTGTTTCGGCATCTACTTGGTAGATGAGCTGGTAGGTGGATTTTTTTTTCATGGCTTTTGGAAATTTTTCAGGTATTCGCGGATAAATGATAGCTCCATGATTGAAGTTTTGCAAGCATCGTCGTTGCCATCGAGCAAATTTGTTGCAATGAGGCTGATGGTGTCTGATATTTTTTCGCGGAGATGCTTGATTAGATGATTGTCGTGTTCCTGGAAATCTTTTAAAAGCTCGATTAATTTTGGGGTAAGAATAACCCCTTCGATTTCGATGTGGTTTTTTACGGAATTTTCGTTTAATTTTGTTGTCATAATTCGTTTGGATTTAATCCCCCGGGATAAAGGTGTTTCGAGCACCTCCCGGGGGGTTTTTTGTTTTATTTGCTCTCGAAATTTATACATCCGAAGTTTTCGCCTACTTCGCATAAAGGAATTTTAGTTTTAGTTAAATCATCAAAAACCGTCTGGTTTTTTTTTATTAATTCTTTGTTACCAAACATTACACAGCTTCCAATATGGCTTTCTTCGTCGTGGATAAACCACACACACTCTTTACATTTCATTTTTGCTCCTCCTGTTTAGGTTGATTAAATAAATCCCAAGTCTCTTTAAATTTAGTGCGGGTAAGGTTGGCCCTTTCAGATTTCTCGCCTTTAAGTTCATCTTCAAGTTGAAGATACTCTTCGAAATCATCACCACTTTTGTCGTTCTTTTCCTTTAACTCAAGAATTCTTTTCTGAAGTTCAACAGTTCTTTCAATCGATTTCACCTGTGACTGAGCAAAACCAAATAGCATTTGCTCAATGGTCATAAAAATCCATAGCTCAAATTCAGGATTTAACCATGCAGCAAATTTTAAGGCTAAAATGCGGTGCATCCATGTGCCTGATTTTTGTTTTCCAGACACTAAATCTTCCCTGTTTTTAACTCCTAAAAAGTCGGAATTCCGACTATTTAGACAAGCAAAAATGAAATTTTCAGTGCTTTCATTTTCCAAAAAGTGAGTTACTTTTTTTCCAAAAACATTTGCCATTTGTGTGGCGTTAACCATCACATTTCTTTCTTTCATGAAGGGTTCAAAATCAATTTTAAAGCCTTCGTAATCTTTTTTGAAAATCATTTAAATAAATTTTAAAATTAATGATACAAATATATAACATTATACGATATATAATGTTATTATATTTAAAATAATTTAAAAGTATATTATATTTGTTCAAAATTTATTTATATGACAAAAACGGCAAGAGGTATTACAATCGATGATGATTTATGGGAATCTGCAAAAATACAGGCAGAAAAAGAGAATCGAACTTTAAGTAACTTTATTGAAACAATTCTCAGAAAATATCTGGAGGAGCAAAAAGAAAAGCCCGGTTAGTAGCCGGGCTTTTTGTTGGGATAAACGCGGAATTCCGCGTTTATACTAATTCGCTAATTGTGCAGCTATTGCGATTGCTGCGATGATTGAAGCCACAAGATAGATGATGGCAATTATCTTGATTGTGTTTACCCCTGAGGCTATCCGGGAAAGGTATTCCCTAGACAGGGCTTTGTGCAGGGTTTCGACCATGCCGAATTGCTGGTTGAACTTTGTGAAAAATTCATCGTCGGATAAAGCTTCGTTTGCCCGTATGAACTCGGTAATTGTTTTTTTGTAATCGTCGACATCTTTGTTGTAAAAAAATGTGCGATAGTCGGCAATGGCTTTGCCAAGTACTTCTCCTCTTTTCATAATAATTGATTTTTACGGTTTAATAATTACAATGTTAAACAAAATTTCGATTAACCGAATCATCAAACCGATGGCGACCAGGAAAAAGGCAATGTACCAGCCGTATTTGTAGTATTTATGAAAATTGGAATATGGCATGGTGGAAGTTACGAAAAAATTGGGAGATAATATGGGTTGGACGGTGGGGACTGTTGGGACGGATGGGGTGGGTGGAAATGAAGGCACCGTGCGGGGGTGGCACGGTGGTTTTTTTATGGCTTTATTTCGAGTTTCAAGTATTTCAGTACTTTTTCGATATCGTCAATGGGCATGGGGCGGATGCCTTTGAGGAAGTTGAAAAAGTTTTGATAGTCGATGGAGTTGTCGATGGCGCATTTGCGCTTGGAGATTTTCAGTTCTTTGAGGCGGTCGGCAATTGCGGTGCGGATCATTTTGTTCATTTTTTGTCCTCCCCAAAATTAGTGTTTTTCTTGAAAAACGGATGGGCGGCCAGTTCGTTGGCGTTCTCCTGCTTGTCGATGCGGATGTACCGGAAAAACGAGGATTCGGTGCGGTGGCCTGTGCATAGCATGATTTTGGCGACTGGCACCCCTGCGAGGTACATGTTGGTGGCGAAGCTGCGGCGGGCTGTGTGCGAAGATACGAGGCTGTGCTTGGGCAGTTTTTTCTTGACAACCTTGAATCCTTCGGTGCGTTCGACGAGTACCGGGTCGCTGATTTTGGCGCGGCGGCAAATCGTTTTCACGATTTTGTTGAAATTCTGTTGGCTGGAGTTGTATTTTGGGAATTCGCCGTTGTTGCGTTTCAAAACATCGAGGATCATCCAATGCACCGGCACGATCACTTTTTCGCCCGTTTTTTTTGTTTTGAGAGAAAATGTGCCGTTGAGCATGTTCTCGGTGCCCAGCTTGGCGTAGTCGCTATACCTCAATCCGGTGCAGCACCCGATGATGAACCTGTCGCGGACCAGGGCAGCATCTTTTTTGAGCTTGAGGGCGTTGATGGTTTCGATTTCGGCGGTGGTAAGGTAGATTGCCACGGATTCCTCGGTTTTTAGTTTGTATTCGTGAAAGGCCATTTCGGTTTTGTGGCCATCACGGGCGGCGGCGTTCAAGGCGGTTTTCAACTGTGCGGCATAGCTGCGCATTGTGGAGTTGCGGAAGTTGTGTTTGTTTTTGAGGTGGAAAACAAAATCTTCGAACAGGTTGAACGTGAAGCTGTCGGTCATGAGCACTGTTTCGCGGAGTTCCTGGAACTCTTTGATTTTTTCGGCCAACGCCCAGAACTTGCGTTTGTATTCGCGGGGGCGGCGGCTGCGGTTGGCGTATTGGGTGATGTACTTAGCGAGTTCTACTGGCTGTGGGCTTTTTTGCCCAAAAAAGTTTAACTTTGGCATGTTTTATTTTGTTATTGTTAGACAAATTAAACTGCCCCGGCTATAGTGTTGCTGCACTGCCGGGGCTTTTTTTTTAGTTTTCGAGCACCCATTTCAGGGTTTGTTTTTTTGATACGTAGGAAATCATTGCATCGCTATAAGTCCACTCGGGGTGGTAGCTGCTGTTGCGGCTCGGTTGCTTTGGTTGCATCCGTCTTTTTAACTTCCATTGTGGGCAGATTTTGCCCCTTTGCCTTTTCGGCATTAGCTTTTGATGTCATAATTTAAAAATTTTATGTTAAACATTGCCGAAACCCTTGATTTCTCTAACGTTTCGATGATTAAAAATACAAAAAAAAATGATTCAAAACAAATTTTAAAACACCTATATGTTTGTTGTTCAGCCTGTTAAGTGCATTTATTTCACAAAAAGCGAAAAACAAACGAACCAATGCCTTAAAAAATATTTTTTAGCAAAAACCGTAAACGGGGCGATTTATTTTCATTATAGGTCAATATTTAGCCCTGTTATTAAAAATAATTCTAAATAACGTGCTAACAATCAACAAACAAACCTTTTTGAAATTCTTTCAAAAACGGTTGTGAGATAGTTAACTCCGAACCCGCTCCCTCCTGTGGTTGCAGTTGCAAACCCATTGCTCGCGCGGATATATGATAAGTGCCTGATTGGCTGTGCCAAAATCCAACCAATACCGTGAACGGGTGTGCAGCACTCGTTCACACCATATTTTCTTAATCAAGGATAACTTTTGAAAATTGCTTAAGTTGTTGATACATCTCCGGAGCTTTGGCGGCGGTGCCCCTTGGATAGCTTCAACCACTCTTTTCGGCACATCAGATATTTGAATGCGTCAGAGAAGTTGGTGGACAGAGATGGTAGTTTGTGGACTGGAAGTTTTTCGCTTTTCTTTTCCTTCTCGATAAGCTTCCTACCACGGCGGTTGGATATTTTGGTGGGGGCAAGTTCAAGCGATGACTTGAGGCAGCGGCAATTGAACTGGTCGATGTTGACTTTCGGTAACAGGGGATTGACTTCGGATAGCAGGTCAATCATAAAGTTATATTCTGTGTTTGAGTGGATGTTCCCCTGCCCTATTGAACGCAGGATTACTTTCCAACCTGTGCGTCTGCCATCGGCATTCTTCTCGATTGCTTTCTTGAGTTTTGTGGCAACGTCTTGTCCTGTCTTTTGGTAGTTATTGCCAGCACGGTCATAGTAGAGGTTGATGGTCTTCTGTTCGTGCGGTTCAAAGTACTCAAGGAAATCATCAGCCAGCTCGCGTATAGAGTTAGGTGGTATAGAATAGAACTCCTTCAGTATGTTATATTCACGCTTTCGCTTGCCATCCTGTGCAATAAGCATGGAGTTCATGTTGCCAAAATCGACGCCCATGTCGATAGCTTTTGATTTGTCAAGTTTTGACAAAATGCGGCAATCTTCCTGGTCGCGAATGCCAAAGGCTTCGCTCCAGTACGAATCTGCCCCATCCTGGTAGAAGTGCCGTGCATCGAGCTGTGAATAGAACCGGTTGCCTGCCATCAATGAAGGTTTCAAAGAAAGGATTGCCTGAAGCACATCATCCAGTCCGGTTTCAAATTCATCAGAAAAATAATCGACACCCAAAATATCGGCATTGATGAACGAGCTGGCAACCCAGAAAAAAACAGATTTGCGCCTCACTTTTTTCCAACGTGCTTCCCAGCGGTCGAGCTTGCGCTTTGCGTTGGCGAGTTCCTTCCGGTCTTTCGAATCCTGGGCAAGCACAAATTCTTTTTTCACATCGTTGAAAACCATTGCCACTTTCAAAATGGTAACAATAGCCTTTGGGTCCATTCGTTTGCGGTGCTTCAAAATCCAATCGTATTCGCCAATCAGGTTGGGGTTTGGCATGTCGGTAGTAAATGTCTGGGAGCGGTAAAATGGCGAATCGCCATAGCGCACCTTGTACCCGCGCACGGCTTTTGTCAGTTTCGCGATTTTGTCTTCACGGAAGAATTTCACTTCATCGCCCAAAATTGCCACATACGAACGACCGGCTGCGCTCGATGGCCTATCGAGCGAAATCAGCGTTAAGTTGAACCCGTTGAAAAAAGGGATTGTGTGCTTGTAGTCGGAAATTATATTATAGGGTTTTTCCCAGTGGTCAAATGGAGGTTTTTCAATTCGGTAGTGTATTTCTTCTTCCCAGCCTAAAAAGCGAAGCCCTTCCTGAAGTGTTGGCAAAACGTTTTTTTGCAGGTTGGTGTAAGTATCGGCGACCAGAGCAACCGGCGCGCCCGGCAAATCGTAAACCATTTCCTGCAACCTTTCGGCTTGAAATGCCGTGGTTTTTGTTGATCCACGCCCCCCTATGAAATAGAGGTTCTGGAACATGCACAAACCACTTATCTGCGCCAACCAGTTCATATAGCGCACTTCCACATCTGGCCTGTCGAGGCTAATCTTCGTCGGTTTGGTCATTGAGCATCTCGATAAAATCAACTTCTTCAATCATAGCCTCCTGTTTCCAACGCTTTTTGTTCATTTCGTTTTCGGGCAGGGCGTCAATTTCGCGTGCCAAATCGTTGCGGTCGATGTCGGGCAACTTGGCTTGTTTTGGGTTGAGCGTGTAAATTTTGATGGGCTTTTTGTACAATTCTTCAGGAATGTGAATTGGGTCGGGCAAATCCAACTGCCGTGCCTTGTAAGCCTTCATTTTCAAATCGCCGTAAATTTCAAGGTCCTTGGGCGATTGCGCCACGGCCATGCACAGTTGCGCGGCTTGCTCCAGGTCTTCGGCAATCAAATTGCGGGCTGCTTGTTTTTCGACAATTTCATCGGAATAGAACAGGTTGATTGATTCTTCGAACATCTGCTTTGCGCGGTACAAGCTGATTTCGAAAGGTGGTTTGCGAAAGAACGCGATGGTTTTGTGCATCCCGTATTTCCGGCGCATGTTGTTCATTTGCACCAATATTTGCAGGTATTCAATTTCATCAGCCGATAGGTTGCTTTCGCTGCCTTGCTCAATGTAGTTTGAAATGTCGTGGTAACGGCTGATATCGAACTTATTGCTTGCCATAGATGATTTCTTCTTTCAGTTGCTGAAAATTCAATTGGTAACGCTTTTTGTCGATGCGCTGCGCCTGAGTTGCGTTGCCGTCTTTTGCGGCGCGAATGGTCGCAATTGCTTCGTCGGCTTCGCCCTGCAAAATGCCTTTTTCAATGTGGTAGCGGATACGGCTTTCTTCCCTGTCTATTTCATCAGTGAAAACTGCTGCTGGCACATCAAAATACATGGCCATTTTGGCATGTGAATAACCAATGGCTGCAAGGTCTTCCAAGTCCGATACTTTTTCGGCGTCAAACCAGGCGGGGAAATCGCTCAACAATTCGGGTGTTGTGTTCATGTTTCAACCAATTCTTTTGTTCCTTTCAATAATTCGCGCGAGAGCTTGAACCAATTTTCAGTGAATTCATACAAGCCTTTGTCGTTGTCAATTTCATATTGCTCAACTTTCGAATTGTACGAAAAATTCCCGCTGCCCGAAATGGCGAAGTATTGCCCGCAATAGCTTTTCGTGGCAATTATTTTTGCGTGCGATTTGATGAAAAACAAATCGATTTTCGGGTTGGCAACAAACATGTCGCGCGTCAACTGTTCTTTTTCGCGGTGTGCTTTGTTCCTGAGGTTCGAAATCAATATAGTGGCAGAGCCAATCAGTTCCTTCTTGATCATTTTGTCAATCAAAATGGCAGCTTCGTGGTTGATTGAATACACGGCAATCAGCACATGTTCGAGCTTATATTTTTTGGCAACGTGGTACAAAAAATGCACGGCATTGAAAGCGCGGAAAGTAACTACGTGCAAATGTTCGCCCGGCACGGGCAAGCCAATTTCTTCAACCCGGTTGATTACTATGTAATTTTTTTCGAGGATTGATTTGTAGATGCCATCTTCGAGGTCTTCAACGCCCGAATCGTCAGATTTCTTTTCAGAAATAATTGGCTCGCTGTCCTTAATCAACTTTTTTATGTCGAAAAACTTGTTCATTTCGCCGTTTTGAATTCATATATGCGTTTCGATTTCAAAAAAATATATTGCTCTTCTGCCGTGTTTTCCGAAAAATTTCCCGAGCCTTCAATCACATAGTGGTCGGCGCCAACCCGGGCAGCGATAATCTTCTGGTGGGTCCAGGCATATTCAACTTCAAAATTCTCCAGCTCCTTCGCCATAATTTCTATTTGGTCTTTCACTTTCGGCATCCGGTATTTGATGCTGTCGGCAATGTAGAGGCAAATGTTGCCTATTTCGTTTTTCGCAATCCTCCTCGAAAGGCTGTCGAGTATCCTGGCGTTGATTGAATAGGTTTTGATCAGCAAATCATCAATCCGCCCTGCATATTTCAACAGGTACACAATGAAAGTGAAAGCGTTGAAACTGTTGGTTGTTTCAAGGAAAAACACTTCGTTGTCGGCTGGCAAATCGCCTATCAAACTTTTCAACGATGCAATTTTGCGTTCGTGCATTTCGTCGAATTTTGCGCTCAATATCTTCGCGTTTCCAACCATCGCGCCCGGATCTTCCACAACAGCCCCCAACCGTTCGCGGATTTCGAAAAACTTCGCCATTATTTTCCCAGCAATCGTTTGATTTCGGCCAGCTCGCTTTCCACTTCAAACAGCCGTTTTTCCCTGGCAGCTTTCAGGTGCGGTTTTGTGCCTTTTTCAATTTCGCTTTTGATGCGCCAAATGCGGTGCGGCAAGGTGTATTCGTGCAGCTTCACGAGTTCCACAACGTCCATGCCCCGCAATTTCTCGAAACGCTTGTAATGCCCGAAAACCGGGTGCAGCCCCAAAACTGCGCCGTGCTGCTTGTAATGCTCCATTTCATCGTATATCAAGCGGTTTTCTTTGTAATCCTTCACAATTTCGTGGGCAATGGCGGCGCACTCTTCCAACGAATTGCAATCGAAAAGCTTTTTGTGGTTGGCGGTGTATCGCTCCCAGCAGCTGATTTTGTCGGCGGCTAATGCCTTGAGCTGCGGTGGGCAGTCGGGGCGGGAAAGGAATGGCCAATCTTCGCGGAATGCACGGGGCTTTCGGGGTTCCCTAATTTCTGCCGTAATTTTTCGGTCGACCGTTCTGTGACGGGCTGGTTCAATTGTCTTTTTTCCATGGTATTTTGTTTTGATGTTTTCAAATTTCGAAATACTGATTTCGAGAAGCACACACACGCTTTCATGCAATTCCCGTTCATACGCTTTCGGGTCGGCGTTCAATGCCGAAACTAGCCGGGCGTTGTGTCCGGGCATCGAAGCATATAGCCCGATGCCTGTGGCTACATTTGCCCCGCTGCGGATCCAGGTAACCAGCTTCACCCTGTCGGCTTTTGTTATTTTTCGAACAGGCATTTTTCAGGCAACAATCCGTTCATGAATTTCGAGAAAGCAGCATTCCACCCGCTTTGCGAGTTGGCAATGAATTTTTTGCCTGGCAACAAGCGCAGCACCAAATCCATGTCTGGGTTCTGGCGGTATATGCCTATTTTGATGTTCGAATACATCAGCGACGTACGCGCGGCATCGTCAACCAACTGCGGGGCGTAACCAGGGAAAAAATAATTAAAATACATGCTCGAAATCAAATAGGCTTCTTCCGTTAGGTTCAATTCTTCAATCAATGTTTTGAGCTTTTGTTTTTCGAACACAAAAGGCAGGTGTATCGAAAAATCGAGCGTTGGCATGTCGTTGCCTTTCAAATATTCGTAGGTCCGCTTTTTGTTTTGCTGGTACAAATCGGAGCCAAAGTTTTGCCCTTGCAACTGCCCTGTGTATTTCAATATTTCGAAATCGGCCATCATGCACGGCGACACCAAATATTGGTCGTCGTTGGCCCAAATAAATTTCTCGCTCACCAAATTGCTTTCTATGGCCAGCAGCATTTTGTTGGCGATATCGATTGGCGGGTTTTTCCCTATCCGCTCGCATTCTATCACTTCCACGAGCTCGTTCATCCATGGCTCACTGTCGCCAATCACTACCATATTGAAATTTTCCTTGAAATATTTTGCATAGCTGCGCAAGGCGAGCTGGAGCTCGTTGCCCTGTGCAAATTCTTTCACGTATGGGATGCACACCGTTACCGGCTTTTCGCCAATTGTTGCCATTGGCGCATTTTCAAGTTCGCTTTCCAAGCGCAACCGGGCAACTTGCTCGGTTTTGTAGGCTGCCAAAATTTCGGCTTTTGTGTTTTTTTCGCTGATTTCAATCATGATTACTGCTTTTATTATTTGTTTCCGGAAAGTTCAAAAAATTGCAATTGCAAATAAAGGACAGTAGTTTGCGGTACTTGCCACAAAAAAGGCTTGCCAAAATATTGGCAAGCCTTAAAACAAAATGAAAGAACAAAATTATACACCGCCCTGTCCACCTGAATCGGTGTCGAGCCTTGGTTTTTCGCCAAGATAAACCATTGATTTTGGTCCACGCATCAACGAAGCCAATTTCACGGTGCTTTTCAAGCCCTCCTTGTCGTCCTGTTCTTCAACAGTGAACTGGAGCGGTTCTTCAATGGTCCCGTGCAACTTCACGCTCGTGAACCCACGGCGGAACGAAAGTGCTCCCAGGTTCTCGTTGATGTTGTTTTCTTTCCACTCTTCGAATGCGATTTCATCGCCGGGATGTTCGAATTCGAGGTTGTTGATCCACCCCTTTGCATCGGGGTCGCCTTCGCCCGTGTCATATCGTTTGATAGTTGACGGGGTAGCGTAAACTGCTATCGCGCTTTTGCCTGCTTTGAACGTGAGGTTTTGCCCGGCTGCGCTTTTCACGCCGTTTTCGTCCCGTGTCGGGAAATTCAAAACATCATCGGTTCTGAACAGGATGATGTTTGGGTCCTTTCCTTGCGGGCGGCCTGGGTTGGCGCCTGTTTTTGGTACACTTACTGCTGTATATGCCATGATTTTAATTTTTTTTGTGAGTGAATAATTGGCCAATCCTGTCAAGGATTGGCCTTATAAATTTTTTCTACACACCGCCACCGCCGCCAGATCCGGCTTCGGGCAAATAGTAGAATACAGCTTCAGCAATGGCAAACCCAACGCCCATGCGGAACTCGCCCAGGCAATGGATGTCGTAGTCGTATTTGCGCAAAATCAGTTTTGTTGCGCCGGGCTCGTTTGTGTGCCTCAAACCGATGAAGTTGTCGGGGGGAGTTGTGAACAGCGCACCAGTGTCGGTCATGTTGTACATTGGCACTAAGCGGTTACGGCTGTAATCGATCACATCTCCACCATATTTCGGGTCGTCGGCTTTGTCGGAACCTGTGCCGAACAAAGCTTTGTATTTGCGTTTGTACATGCGGTACAAGGTTGGGTCGATGTGCACTGGCATATCTTTCCTCTTGTATTTTTTGTCGATGGCATCAACGAAATCGTTGATTTTTTCAACTATATTTTCAGACGTGATGTCGCCCAAATCGATGAAGTTCATTTTTGAACCTGCGCCCAAATCTTTTTGCTTTTTCAGGATGGTCATGAACCCGTCGATAGATTTGCGTGGATCTTGCCCTGCATCTCCTTCGGTAACCGTGCTCCAATCCAATTCTTCGAATTCCCCGTTGGCGATAATATCGTCCAAATCTTCCCATGCTTTTGGCACAATCAGTTTGTCGATGATATACACCGTTACCGGGTGCTGATCCAAATCTTTTGATTCGTCGTACATCGAGAAAATCCAATCTTCAACATCGGCAGGCGTAATCAACACGTTGATTTTGAAACGGCGCAACGGGATTTCGAGCGGTGTGAAAGTTGTGTCGCCAAGCGGCGTGAATTTCGGCACAAATTGCTGCACCACCGAAGTGATGAGCGAACGGGTGGCTTTCCATGATTTGATCGCGCGTTTCCAGGTCAAGTGCTGGGCGGTTTCGAACCCTTGGAAAATCTGGCCGATCATGTCCAACTTCACATAGTTAATCAAGTCGCCAAACTCGCTGATTACAGAATCAACATCGATGGTTTCTCCGGCGGCCAGCACACGTGCATCGCCTGCCAAATAGGATGCGGCCATTTTGTTGTGCGCCAGGTTGCGGTTGATGTTGAATTTCAATTTCCTTTTTCCGCCTTCCGATACGAATTCGGCGGCTGGTTCAACTTCCGGTGTGTCGGATAGTTTTTTCACTTTCCCTTTCAGGTCGTTGTTTTCGGCGGCCAACGTTTCTAACGTTTTCTTTTGGCCATCAACAACGCTTTCAAGGTTTTTGAATTTCTCTTCGAGGCGGGCGCGCAAAGGATCTTCCCCTGTGGCTTCATGCTTTGCAAGGTCGGCCTCGAACTTTTCGACAAACTGCTCGCCGTATTCTTCGGTAAGCTGTTTTTTCTGGTCTTCAGAAAGATATGATTTGCCTTCCTTAACGGAAAACTTATCAATTTTCAGAAAACTCAAAACAAAGTTCTTTGCAACTTCAAACATTGTAATTAATTATTAAGATGAAACATATTTGTCCACAAAGGCTGATTTTGCAAGGGCGCGGCTCAGTTGTATCGCTACATCCAAACTTCCTACCTCGTCAATCAAACCCACCTCTTTGGCGTTAAGTGAATTATTTTTGTCGTTCCGGGCGAAAAACATCCGCCCGTTCAAAATCCCTGGGATTTCGAGTTTCAATTTTGCGCCCCTGTTTTGTTTCACTGCATTTTGGAATGCAATGGCCAGCGGCGACAGCTCCTCCTGTTGGATTTCTTCATATTTCCCTTCCAAAGCAAGTTGGAACGGTTTGTTTTTGTAGTCCGATTCTGGGGCGTAAATGGTGTGGCGCACGTAACCCTCTTTTTCGTAATAGGGTATCACGTCCCAAAAACCCATCATCACCCCGATGCTGCCAAACTCGGCGCTCACGTCGTTGTTTGCCACAATGCGGGTACATGCCGATGCTGCCCAGTAGGCGGCACTGGCGGCAAGGTCGCAACTGGCAATTACAGGTTTGCCGTGTTGGGTGCGTATTTTCATGATGGATTGGACGATTGGCGCAACAGCGTCAACAGCTCCACCGCCCGAATCAATATCGAGCACCACCGCCGAAATATTTGGGTGCGAACCGGCTTCGAGTGCAATGCCGGCAATTTCTTCGGTGCCATAAGTGCATTCGGTGCCATATTTCAACATGGTACCTTTCAGCGGGATGATGGCTGTTGAACCGCGCGGGGCTTTGTCGAAAGAATTTGCGGCAAAAATTTCGCCCGATTTGGAAATGGCGCAAAAGGGAAATGGTTCCCTGGTTTTGTTCAAATCGGTAGTTTGGTCACTTCCCGACCAATCGCGGTTCATCAACTGCTGAACCGTTGCGCCCTGCGCCATGGCGAAATCAGGTTTCATCGCCCAGATCCCACGGTAAATTTGCGAGGTAAGCAAAAATTGCCACTGTTTTTGTAATACAGTATCTTTCATACTTTCAATATTACCACAGTAACAGGAGCGAACAAAGGACTATAGTATCAAGCGGTTTGGCTCTGTGTTTTCGAGCGTTGCGATTAAAGTGCGTTTTGTTGAAGTATTTGAAATAGTTTCAATATACACGGTTGGTGCGGTACCTGCGCCACCGATAATTTTTTTCAATCCGCTGCGATAATTGATAAGCAAAAGTGCTTTCCGTCCGGAAAAGCTGAAAGTGTCGGAAGGGCTGCTTTCATCGTGGCCTGGAATTGTAGCATTCAGTTTTGTTGAATAGGCTGTGCCTGCATTTGTTTTTTTTGTGGTTTCTTGAATTTCTATGCTGCCGATGGATGTGTTGATTGTTTTCCATTGGCTTGAAATATTGACTTCGCAATAAGAATCGCCTATTTTTTGGAACGAAACGACATCGGAAAGAAAAACATATGATAGTTGGATGGGGCGGTCTGTTGATTTCAATTTTGTTTCCATTCTCTGTAATTGTTATGGGCAGAATGCCCGGTTTTTTACAATTTTTCTGTAATTTTTCAATAAGTTTCTGATTTTTCGAGGGTTAGCAATCTTTTGAACTGCAATTCCTCTTTTTTCCGCTTATTTCGGTAGTCAATTTTCTTGATCATGTCGAAATTGATTGAGTTGTTGCGAACGTTCAGACCGCGCAAAATGCTGTTCACAATTATCCGCTGCTCCATCTTCTCGTCTTCGTACCCAATCCTGAACCGTTCTTTCACCCAGCACCTGAATTCATACTCAATGGCATCGGAAATTTTTGTTTGCGCCCATCCCGGGATGAAAACAAAACGGTTTTGCAACCAGTACCCTATTTCAGTTCTCGGCGTTGGCAAAATAAATGTAACCGGGTGGTCCATCATAGGACGGTTGCTCTGAAAATCTCCTGCCATGATGTGCGAGAATATCAGGCGGCCAATATCCTGCCGCCTGGATAGGATGATGTGCCTCGATTTTTCGGGCGTCGAAAATATGAACCGGAGGAAGGCTTCGTGAACTGGGTGCATGTCTATCGTGATGCGGGGTTTTGTTTCGAGGTCGATTTTTGGCGTCGCTTTCATATAGGCTATTTTGATAGCCCAGCACAACAGTGGCGAAGATAGTTTTTTTCAGCAATATTTATGTTTTTTGGTTGTTGTTTTTTGTGTTGAAAATATTATTGTTAAGTAAGCACCAAAAAAACCATACCCCTGTTTTTTGAGCAAAAAACGGCAAAAAGTTGTAATTTGTTGTTTTTGCCCCTTGTAACATCAATAAAATCAATGAATTACAAATTACAAACCAATTTTTGCCAAGTTTGTAATTTACTGATTATCAGCCATTACAAAACAGCATTAAGTTTGTAATTTCTGTAATTTGGAGTAATAGCAGACTATGTAGTATTTTTCTTTTCCCCGAAATTACAAATTCAATTTAAGTTTGTAATTTTTTTGTAATCTCTTAACTCCCTGATTTCTCGAATAATAAACATTAAATTACAAATTACAAACAAATTTTATAAATTGGGGTTAAAGGGGGAGGGGCAAAGGGTCGAAAACGAACTAAGTTTTTAGTTATATTCTTTTTTTGCGGTTTTTGGCACTGGTTTGAGGCTAGGGTGCGGGCATAAAAAAACCCGCTACGATGTGCGGGCAGCATGGTGGATTGAAATGTTATTCGCCACTCAAAATGGCAGCTTCTCCCTGGTTCTTTTTTCCTTGATTTCCTTCCAGTCCCTGCCGATTTTCTCCTTGATTGCCTGCCTGATGAACTGCGAAACATTCACGTCGTACTGCTTCAATTTCGCCAAACTTTCTGCTTGTGTTTGCGAAATCATAATTACCTGTCTTTCTGTGAATTGTTTCATTTTATTGCAAAAAAATGTGTATATATAACTACGTTACCGCCAATTGCAAGAAATGTAATAGCGTGTAACAGTGTATTTGCCATATTCAAATCCGTATGAATCTACGGCCTTTCCAATTAGTTTTCCGTATCTGATTTTAAATTCAGATGTATACGGAAAACTACCAACTGCGGCAACTACCGCATCAAGTGGTCCAACTATTTTATAAAATTCGTCTTGTGAAACTTCCCGAAACCCATCTAAAGCAACAGGCGGTAACACAGGCTCAACCGCAATAGCGGGTTCTGTTTGTAAGTCAAATAAAGTGCCTTGTTTCATAATTCGTTGTATTTTGATTGTTAAGTGTTTCAAATTCCGCTACATGCGGTTAGCCTCAAACGTTAGAAAAACATAGCCGCGCAAGAAAGAAAACAGCAATTAATGAACTGAAAAGCGCGGCAACGTTTTCTAACACTGTACATAAAACAAAACTGGTATCGTTCATTGTTGTAAGTTTCTGCAAGTCATTTTAAATTTTTTGCTTGGCCAATACCTGGCCTTTGGATTTTACTCGCATAACCCATAAAAACTCATACAACTCGTGCCATATTCTTCCTCAAATAAATCTCCGGTTGCATTTTTGTTTTCAATATACTTTGTAACGTCTGTTATTGTTGGGTACTTTTTATTTGTCATAAATCGCTTTGGAATTTTATCAGGCGGGAATAATGTAGAGCCTGTTTCTTTTTCAAATTCAGCAATCTCTTTTATTCGCTCTGGAAAGAAAGTATTTATACTGCGAATATCAACCTGATTGCTCATAATACAGGGAAAACAACCTACCCTTTTCATTCCAAAACTATAAAGCGGGTTTGGTTTAAATCCGTTAGCTAATGAATAGTCTATAACTTCCTGTCCAGTCCAATCAAATACAGGGCGCAAAATATCATCAGCGTATTTCTTGCAAAATGCAAATACTTCTTTCTTCCGGTAAGTATGGAATTTTTCGTCTTTAAATCCTTTCGATAACCGTTCTTTTGCCTTTGCAAGTTTTTTGGTCTGTACTAATGTTAAAAATGGTCTTTTCCCCAATTCCTCAATTACAATTTCATTTGAAGTGTATGGCTGAAAGTAAAATTTAAAATAGGTGCATTGTTTGCTCATTTTTGAACGTGAAAAACTTTCGTCACCTCTTATTCCTTGAATTACTAAAATATCTTCATGTACTTCATCCAAAATATAATCAATCATTGGAATAGTTTTAAGCTGCTCTGTGCAAAATCTGGCTTTCGTGGAAGGGAACCGGCCTTTCTTTTTAACCATATCCAAAAAGCCGTCATACTTTTTACTGGTTAGCGTTATAATATCTAAATTCATTCTTTCATTAGTATCCTGAATGTATTTGTATGTTAACTCGCTTTCCCATTTGGTATCACAAAAAACAGTCAAGAACTCTTTTGATAAATTACTCTTAACCCAAAGTAATGAAGCCATTGAATCTTTTCCACCGGAAAACTGTACTATTAATTTTGTCATTTAAAATCCCTCCCTAAAAAATTTAAAATAAGTTACTGTTGTGTTTCAATGTAAGTGGCTGCGTTAATGCCGTTTCGTTTCATGTACCTAACGTTAGCAATCATTTTGCCCAAGCGAAACCGCAGTCGTAACATCTGTATTGATGCTTTATCAAATTTTCGTGCGTATTGCCGCTTTCGCAATTTGGGCAAAACGGCACTTCGCTAATCGGTGGTATATAGTGTTTGGGTTTATCGGCAACCTCCTTTTCGTAAAGGGCATTAAGCATAAAACCCGCTTCGTTATTGCTAACAACGTGTTTATGTAAGCCGTTGTTTTTCGTGCAAACGGTCTGCCTACGCTCGATTTCTGCGTTAATGATAGTTTCAAACTCTTTTGTAAGTTTCTTACTTACTTTTTTCAAATCTGCATCGTCGGAAATTAACCAATGTGTGCAAGTTTCGAAAATTGCTGTTTTTACAAGTTCTTTTAAGTCCATCGCTCAGTATTTAATTGTTTTTTACTCGTTTCAAATTCTCTGCAAACTTGGAGGAACGGCCTCCACAAACACGCGGCCCGTTATAACTCATTAAAGGCTGTCGCAAGTTTGCGATTCTCGTCCTCTAATTTTTTTCGTAATTTCTTACCGTGTTCCGATGCTTCATCGGCAGAGGCATATTTAAAATCATCACCATCTTTTTCTCCTGGAATGACGAACTTACCAATTGCTGGACGATAATATTCCTCTCCTGTTTCAAAGTTTATCATTAACCTTGCTGATTCTTTTCCACTTGAAAGAACTAATAAATTGCGGTCAAATTCTGTTTTACATTTTGCGTACTTTTTAGCAGTCGCTTTGTTTTGACAAATTACATACATAGTTTTAAATTTAATTGTTAATAATATATTTGTTTAAGAATTAACGAGTTATAACAGCAGCTATATTCCACTCCGCTCCGCTCCGCAGCACATAGCTGCCTACCGTTACCCGATCATTCCGCGTGAGGGATAGCAGTGGAAAGCCCACAATGCAATGAGGACTTGCAACGGATAGCCCGACCCAAAGGGGCACGCCCAAATGTTTTCATTAATGATATCAAAAAGGCAAATCCCCATCCAGTTCTTCTGCACTCACTTCACCAAGCTCCACATTGTTTGGTGCCGGTTCCTGGAAGCCCCAGAGTACCATGTTGCCCAAAATTGGCATGGCATGTTTTTGTTCATCACTCATTTTTTCCATTGCTTCCTTTGGCAGGCTTTGCTTAACAAGATGCGTATCCTTGCGGTCGCCAATTTTTTCTTTTAGCTCGAAGCCAATCAGGTCGAGATACACACCTTTTTCGCCTTTCACAAGGTTGTTGGCTGCTATCGGGATTACTACACATTCTATGTCGCCAGATTTTCCCTTCATTGTGCGCACTGCGCTTTGTAATTGTCGCAAATTGATTTTTGCTGAAATGTTTCCCATTTGTTTTAATTTTTAAGTGAATTTATTTTTTTCAAAACGGCAACTTCCCCTCTTCTTCTTCGCTCAAAACATCCTCGGCATCGGGTATGTCCTCCGGTGGCGTTGTTGATATATAGAAGCATTCGGTTGTTTTGCCTTCAATTGTTTTCAATATGCGGCG